GCCCCTTGCGCTGACGGACCTCGTCGGCGCCAAGCGTCCGCATCATCTTGTAGAGGCTCTGCAGCTGGGCGTTCAGGAACGGGATCGTGCGCCGGGCGGCGAGCATGCGGCTGCCGTTCAGCCCGAAGTCGATATAGTCGGTCGCCGTGTAGGAAGCCTCGATGCCGGCTTCCCAGTCGCTCAGACCGTCGGCCTTGGCGCGCTCGTAGGCCTTGCGGAAGATGCCGAGACGGGTGCCGGTCTCGGCCAGCTCCACGACGCGCGCCATGCCCTTGATCGCCCCGGGCAGACCGCCGTCGTTGAACGCCTTGGCGATGTACCCCTTGCCGCGGAGGGCACCGAGATCGCGCGCGACACGGGCATCGTGCAGCGTGGCCACGTTCATGCCGCCCATGATGCCCATCGCGGCGTTGTACATCTTCGACCACTGCGTCTGGCGCAGCTCGTCGCCGACGCCCTGCAGGCTGGTTACGAACGGCTTGAAGCCGACGTCGTTGATGATCCACGCGGACATCTGGTCGCGGATGAAGTTGACCAGCAGGAAGTCCGGCCACGCGGTGATCGCGGACCGGAAGGCTGACGAGGTCATGGCGATCATCTCTAGGGCGACGTGCATGTTCTCGCGGCCGAGGCCGTTGAACATGTTGACGATGTCGGCGCCGATGCTGCCGTCCTTCAGCTGGATCGCGGCGAGCTTGCCGCCCTCCCAGTAGAACAGCACGTTCTCGCCATAGGTCGACGCCTGCTCCGGGCGAAACAGCTTGATCGTGCTGCCGTCCTCGATCGAGGCCTCCAGCAGCGTCATCAGGTCCTGCGCGTCGGTCTCCGACAGGCTGTCGTCCTTGGTCAGCTGGCGGGCGACTTCCTTCACGGTGAACGTCTTCGCCGTGAGCACGGACGACGGCACGCGCTCGACGAAGGCGCCTGCCTTGCCCGCGCGGTCGGAGAGCAGGGCCATGGCCTTCAGTGTGTCGTTCTGCGCGATGATGCGCTCGAGCGCGAAGGTCTTGTGCATCAGCGTCGTCATCGGGCTGATGATGTTTCGGTCGGAGCCGCGGAAGCGCTTGACGATCGACCGCCCGCCGAACAGCGACCCGGGCCCGAGCGACAGGTTGTTCTTGTCGCTCATGTCGCGCTGCAGCGGAGCGTAGAAGCGGCGCTCCAGACCGTCGAGATAGGTTTCCTTGGTCATCAGCCCGGCGTCGAACTGCTTCTTCCACAGGGCCATTCCGTACTCGTGGACGATCGTCGCCGCCTCGGTGAAGGCGGTGCCGTATTTGGCCTCGAGGTCGCGCGCCGTCTGCTGGACGTCGCCGAGGGTGGCTGCGACCGGCGGGCGCTCGATCTTGCCCTCCTGCATGCGGCGATACTCGTCGATCGACCGCAGCGCGACGAGGTACGTGTCGAAATCCTGCAGCCGCGTCTGGTCGAGCGAGCGCGGGCTCTTTGTCGGGTCGACGCCTTGGCTGACCAGCAGCGCGTCGCGCAGGCTGCGCGTCGTCGGCTGGAGACCGCGATAGGCGTAGACGCCATCGGTCAGCTGCACCATAGCGCGGCCGCCAGTGTTGCGCGCGAGCCGGATCAGCACGCGCGGGTCGTCGGCGCGCTTCAGGTCGATGGCCCGGCCTTGGTTCGCCTCGCCGGCGTTGAGCATGTCGGAGACCAGACGGTTCATGCTGTCGTAGCGGTTCAGCGAGGTCGACACGAGCTGGTTCACCGCCTCGGCGTACCAAGCACCGAAGCCGACGTCGCGAAGCTCCTTGATCGCGGCGTTGATGCCGGTTGCCTTGATACCCGGCTCGACCATGTTGCGCAGCAGCTGCGTCGACGGCAGCTGCAGCCACGCGGCGAACTGGGCGCCGAGCAGGTCGAGACCGGCCTTCACCTGCGGCGCCTCCGCCTCGAGCAACGCCGTGAACTCGGCTGTCAGCCGCGGGTACTTGTTGTCGACGAACTGCCGGTTGAGCGTGTAGACGCGGAAGAACTCGGCAAAGCCCTCGCGAACGTGCTGGTCCTTCGGGACGTAGGTAAGATCGCCGGCGTAGAGCTGCGTTCCGACGTCCATGAAGTCGTTGGCGTTCCTGTCGACGAAGGCCTTCAGCAGCGGCGACATGCTGTCGTGGAAGGCGTGCGCGCCCTCGTGGACAAGCGTCGACAGGTCGCCCCACGTCCGCAGCCGGACGACGGCGGAGCGCCGGCTGTACTGCCCCATGATCTGGGAGCCCTTCAGCGTCAGGCGTCCCTGCCGGGCGGTCAAGTTGAGGAGACGGACGAAGTTCCGGCTCATGCGCGACAGGTTGATGTCGTTCTCGCCGTCGACACCCGGGGTGGCGGAAGGCCGCTCGGGCACGCCGGCGCCCGGCCGTCCCTGCTCGCCTTCGTAGCGGCCGCGGCGGCTGGCAGTGGCCATGGCGTCTGTTTCCGGCGTAATCCGTCGTATCTGCGCTGCATCGAATACGACGTAGGTCTCACCAGCCCATTCAGCTGTTTCTCCCGACGGGTTCTTGATCGGGGTGATATGCAGACCGTCGTGCCCGCCTTCCAAAGCTCGCGCTTTTAGCGCTTCCATATCACGACGTATGTCGGCGTATAACCGGCTTTGACGGGTCATGTTAAAGAAGTTAAGCCCTGACACTGTAAGCGGGTTAGTAAGGTTTATTTGCGCCGTCTCTATCCTGCTTCCGAATATAGACGCGACGTCTCTGTTGGACGTGAAAAACATTCCGAGCATAGTGCTAGGATGATCGGAGTTACTGCCGAGCATCCCCATATCGAAGTTATCAAACAAATCCGCGTCTGTCCCATGGAACACGGGGTGCTGAACAACACTGTCGTTAAACGAGGTATTGTTCACCGGCGCCGGGATCGTCGTGCTGAAGTCGAGCCCCATCGGATCGGCGCCGGGCGCGCCAAGACGACGACGCTCCTCGCCGACCAGCGGTCCGGTGCCGCGCCGCGCGGGATCGATGACGTCGAGCGGACGATCGCTCCAGTGCGTCAGCTCGACGAGGCCGTCCTCGTTGGTCGGAAGACTGCCGCCCCTGAACGCGGTCATGGCAGGTGCTGCACCAGCGGCCGGCTGGCGCTCCATCACGATGCCGCCGTCGTCAACCTCGCCGGTCTCGCTGAAGCCGTAGCGCTCATAGAAGCGCAATAGCCTGCGCATGTCGGTGTCGTCGTCGGGGAGCGCCATCAAACGGGTCGTTGCACCGGCAGCGTCGGCTCGGCGCGCGACGAAACGCATCAGATCGGACGCCAGCCCGCGACCGCGCTCGGCGGGCGACGTGCGCAGATCGACGATCTCAATTAGCCCGTCCGTCTCAGATAGCTCAACGACAGCGCCCCCAAGGCGTGCCTCTATCGTACCGCTCGGCAGCTCCACGATCTCAGGCACCACCGGGTCTTTTGGCGCGAGCATCGTGTCGAATTCCGCCGTCGGCATCGGAAGTGCGATGTCGACACCGGCCGCGACGCCGGCCGTGCCTTCAGCCTCGCCGACGAGCGCTTCAAAGCGGTTCTGCAGTTCGGCGACCGCGGTGTTGACGATCGCCTCACGCTCGGCTGTCGGCGTGGTGACGTCGCTGTCGCCGGCGATCTCTGCTATGGCGCCGACACCGCCTGACGCGATACCGCCGGTGATCGCGCCAACGAGGCCGCGCTGGGCATACTCCTTCAGGTCGAATTTACGCTCTTCGTCGTACAGGTACTTGGCGACGACGTCCTCGCCGACCGCCTGACTGGTCTCCTGAATGAACTCCTCGAGGCTGCCGGCGGCAGTCGTCTTCAGGAGCCTGCGCACGATACCGCCGTTGGCCACGTCGACGCGCATGAACATGCGGTCGATCGGGATGGCCTCGGTAACGCCGAGGGCGGCGCCGGCGAGCAGGGTCAGGAACTTCTGCAGCCCGGTGGCATCGAACTGCTCGGCCTCCTCGTAAAGCTGGACGCCTTCGGTCGCCGCGCCGAGCGCTCCGGTCGAAAGCCCGACGGGCAGGCCGACAGCGGCGCCGAGGTACCCGGCAACCATGAAGGCCGCCATCGACCCCGTGCCGGAGGCGAGCTGCGTCACGAAGTCCTTGGACCGCGCCTTGTCGCCCGGCAGCATCTGGGTGAGCGCCGTGTCGACCTTGTCCAGCCATTCACGCGGCAGCGACTTCTCCGACGACCCGGTGATCGCGGCTTCGTACTGCTCCCAGATGATCGGCGGCAGCTTGGCCATCGACACGCCCATCTCGGCGGCGCTGCGCACGCCGACCTGCGCGGCGTTCAGCCACCACGTCTGCGTCGGCTGCTTGGCCGGGTCCTTGACCGCGGCTTCGGCGTCCTTCGTCTTCGCAGCGGCAGAGCCTACGATGGCTTCGTCCTGCTGGCGCAGAACCTCCTTCTCGCCCTCGGTGATCGGCGCCGGCGGGACGGGCAGACCGATACGCGCCGCGTCTTCGGACGGCATGTCGCGGAGCTGGGCGCGCAGCGCGGCCTTGTTCCTGAAAGCAGTCTCCTGATCGCGCGCAGCCTCCGCCCGGGCGTCGGCTTCGACCTGCCGCTCTTCGGCGTCCAGCGTGCCGAACTGCTCGGCCATGAGCAGCCCCGGGCCCAGCAGCCCGAGCGGGCCGATCGGCGACCCGATGATGGCGCGCTCGACCGGCGAGCGGTCCGCCGGCGACCGCGGAACGGGCGACTTCGGCATCTCGCGCGCGGCGCGAGCGCTGGGCGCGCTGATGTATTCGCGGGCTACGCGGTCCGCCATGTCGGTGGCCGCGGCCGGCGGGGGCGCCAGCTTGTGCTCGGCAGCTCGGCTGTCGCCGAACTGCTTCAGCTGCTCCTGCAGCGCGGTGTCGTCGAGGAGGCCGGGAACGGAGAGTTTCTTGGCCGTGAACAGGTTCGTCACTGCTGGGCACCCTGAAGAGCGGATCGGGCGGCGTCGACAGCGGCCTGCCCATAGCGATCCACTATCATGGCTTCCTCTTCAGGGGTAGCGCCCTCGAGCTGGTCCATGACGCGGCGCATCATCTCTGGCGGCAGCTGGCCGGTCACCGGATCGATGCGCGGCGCGGCGCCGCCCGGCTCTTCGCCATCGTCGCCGAAGAGCCAGTCGCGCGCGCTCTGGAACCAGTTTCGGCCGTTCATCCCTTCGACTTGATCCTGATCAAGGACTTTGTCGGCGTTCAGGCGTAGCGGGTCGCCGCCGAGCGCGATAGCCTTCATATAGCCGCCGAGCATGTCGCTCATAGGCTTCGACAGACCCTTGTATTCGCCGAGCGCGTAGAGGATCACCTCGTCGGTCATGTCGCCGAAGTACTGCTGCAGCGCAAGATACTGGACCGCGATGGCCGCCTGCACGTCGGGAAGGTTCTTCCCCCGTGCCTCCGGTACGCGGGTGAGCGAACGCCCGATCTCCAGCGCCCATTCTCGCGGGACCGGCGCGCGGGCCTCCGGGGCGATGTCGAACTCCGCCTGTTTGTCGAGCATCATCCTGACGAAACGCTGAACCTCGTCGGGAGACGGCTCGCCGGCGAGCATGGCGTTCTTCACGTCATCGTAGGCCTGCTTGACCTCCGGGTACGCGAGCGCGGCCTTGTCCGGCGAGTTGGCCCGCAGCTTCTGCACGCGCTCGATCTCGGCCTGCACAGCCTTCTCGACCTCGGTGTCCGCCGCGAACGTAGACGAGCCCGGCTGCGCCTTGTAGTCCTCGATGCGGACGGCCATCTCGTCGGGCGTCATCGTGACGATGCCCTGCGTCGCCGTGAACATGCGCTGCGCCTTGGCCTTACTGTCGGCCCAGCGCATGTAGTCGTCCTCGCCGAGCACCGTGGCGACACTGGTGTCGTCGAACCCGGTCGACGTCCCCGTCGTGCGCAGCGAGGCCAGCTCGTTGTCCATCGCGCGCCGCAGGTCGACGCGCGCCGCGGCGTCGGCCTTGACCGACTGGTTGTAGCGCTGCGTGATGGCGTTGTCGGCAGCGCTGATGAACTTCTGCCGTTGGTCGTAGGGCAGGCTCGAGTAACGGCCAGCGACGGACGGCGCCTTCGCCGTGCCAGACAGATGCTCGTCGATCGCCGCCTTCGCCCATTTTGGCACCTCGCCGCCGCCGGCGGACGTGACATACCCCCACGCTCGGCGGCCGCCGAGGTCCGCATGGATGATGTTCGTGCCGATGCCGAGGCCGGTCACGCCGCTGGCCGACAGCGATCGGATGATCTCGATACGTTTGGCGATCGGCAGGCCGCTCACATCGATGTCGACGGCGTTGCCGTGCATGTGCTGCGAGCGCTTGGCGCCGCCGGCGTCCTCGTTCTGCTTCGGGCTGCGGTAGCCGGACGTGATACGGATATTGTCGACGCCGACCGCGGTGAACGCCGTCGCGACACGGTCGACGAGGTCCTTGTTGACCGTCTTCAGGTCGACACCGCTGAACTTCGCGCGCTCCGGCGATCCGGCCGCGGGCTTACCTCCGGTGAGACGAGCCGTGATCTTCTTGTAATAGTCCCGCGTCTCCGCCGGGAGGACGCTGTCGTCGCGGTTCGCCTTCAGCCACGCGTCGGCGCGCGCCGGGCCGCCGTTGTAGGCGATCAGCGCCGCCTCGATGTCCCCGTTGTAGGCGCGCAGCTGTTTGCGCAGGTAGTGGTCGCCGTATTTGCGGTTGATGACCGGGTTCGACAGGTAGCGGCGGACATCGGTCTCGTCCCAGCCGAAGTCGAAATTTCGGTCCTTCAGCTCGCCGGCGATCTCGCGCGCGGTGGCCGGCATGATCTGACGCAGGCCGATCGCGCCCTTCGGCGACAAGGCGTTCGGATCGCCCCCGCTCTCTTTCCACTCGACGGCGCGCGCCAGCATGTCGAACTGCGTCGTCGGCGACAGGTAGCGCGGATCGGCGCCCAGCTCCTTGATGACGTTCTCCGGGTCCTCCTCAAGAAGGCGGTTCAGGTGCGCGACCTGCGCCATGGTCTCCCATTCACGCTTGAACTTGTCCTTCTGCACCGCCGTTATCGGCGCGCTGTCGATCTCATCCATGCCCGTCTGCAGGAGCATGTCGTAGTCGTCGGGGTTCAGCGATACGGCTGTCGCCAGCTGCTCACGCGAGACCGTCAGCTGCTCACCCGCCCAGCGGTAGACCTCGTTCCGCTCCGTCTCGGCAGCCTTGATCGACCAGCGTGTGAAGTCTTCGCCGCCGGCGCCAGTCACGGGGTCCGGGTCTGCCAGAACCGTCTGGAACTTTGGGCGCAGGCGCTCGGGCAGCGTGTCGAGGAACGCCTGCCGCTTCGGCTTGTAGACGTCGTTCAGGTAGCTGTCGTGAAAGCCTTCTCCGCCCGGCTCCATAGCCTCGGAACGCTGCTTAAGCTCATCGTCCAGCTCGAGCTGGAGACGGCGGTAGTCGTTCTGCGCCTTGAAATCCTCGCGCTGCTGCTTTTTCTGCAGGAACGCACCTTCCAGATCGCTGATCGCGCCGCCAAAGCTCTGCAGCGCCGAGGCCAGCGCGCCGGACACCTGTGTATCCGGCGCAGCCGCGGGCTCGAGGCTCCTCTTGGCGACGTAGCGGGCAATCTCAGCCATCGATCACTCCGCGAAACTGGACTGGTAGCGAGCGACGCCGCTGATGACCGGGGCGAGGAAGGCGAACGGCATGGCGGCAGACGCGATGCCCGCATTCATATCCTCGACGCGGGCGCGGTAGCGGGCATTATCAGCCCGAAGGCCGCTGTTCCAGCGGATCGCGGCGACGTCGAGCGCGCCTTCCTGCGCGCTCTCGTCGAGCACGTCGGCAGCCGATCCGCTGATCGCCAGACCGTTCGCGGCGACAGACGCGCGGCCCTGCCCGAGGACCCGCTTGACGACGTCGGTCTGGCGCGCGCCCTCGTAGGCACCGGTCTCGTTCTCGAGTACCGCCTGACGACGCTGCATCTCGGCGTTAGCCCTGTGCGACGCCGCCTGCCCGGCGACGCCAACGGCGGCGCCGATGCCGCTGACAATGGCGCCGATTACCGGAAGGCACATCACGGTTCTCCGTCGATCTGGAGGGCTATGGCTCGTATCGTGACCGGATACATCTTGTCGCCGGCGAAGGCAATCTGCCCGTTGCCGGTCCAGCTGTCGTCGGCGGCGAGCTCCTTCATCCCGCTGCGCAGCGGCGGCGGGTCGAACGGGCTGAGCTCGAAATCCTCTTCGTACTTCAGCGGGTCGGAGTGCCCGTTGGCGACCACGTAGACGCCGGCACTTTCGTACAGATCGACCTTCGCCGACACGATGTCGACCTTGCGGCCGAGACCGTTGCCGTCCCGATTACCGACCTGCTCGAGGCGGAGCGTCTTGATCTCCCACGGCATGCGAAGGCCGACAACGATCTGCGAGCACTCAGCGGGGAGTGGGCCAACCTCGCCGCCCGACACCTGAAAGTCGCCGTGGTCGACGCCGTCGCCGTAGACGGCGACCGTGGCGCCCTCGAGATGGCCGAGGCCGGTAACCGTGTCGACGGCGACGCCGTCGTAGATCGCAGCGCTGGCCGCGTAGACAGGCGGCAGCGTCGACAGATCGGCACGATAGAACGGTGCCAACGCCTCGACATAGCGGACGGTTGCCCCGTCAACGGTACGCCGCACGATCATGAACAGGTCGGTCTGCTTGTTACCGGGGAGGAGCGTGAAGCCCTCCACTGCGCCACCGAAATCGACAAGAGTGACGCCGAACACCTTCTGATCGCGGTCGTAGGTGCAGGCGACCATCTTCCCATCCGACCGGCGCCCCCAGAGGATGCGATGCGGGTGCGACTGGTAACCGATTTCGACAACGCCGACGGCGAACAGGTGCTCGCTGAGCGCCGACAGTTCGCGCGCCACATAGCCCTCGACCTCGTAGGTGAACGCGGCCTCGTAGAGGCGCGTTTCATAGGCGTCGAGGAACAGAATGATGTTCTCGACGACGACCGGCGTGGCGTAGGAGGCGCCGACAAAGGTCTCCGGCTTCTGCCGCACGTTGCTCGGGCCGAACGCCTTGTTGCTGTCGTTGCGCCCGACGATCCGCAGGCTGCCAGCGGTGCCGACGACCATGTCCCGGCTCTCGACCACCCACCGCGCATCGTTCAGCTCGCCGCCGGTCATGCGGAAGGCTACGGCGTCGTCGTCGACGATCGGATCGGCGACGGAGAAGTTGTCGTAGTCCTGACTGACGGACGCGGCGCCGCCGATTGGGTCCTGTGTCGTGCCGACGCCCACGAGCCTGTCCTCGTAGAGCCCGCCGGCGACCGGCCACCCGGTCTCGTCGGACCATGCCCCGAGCGCCCAGCGTGTGATCGGGCGCGTATCCGGCAGCGCGTGACCGTGGAGCCGTATCGTGACGGTCGTATCGTTGACGCGCGACGCGATCTCGGCCCAGCGCCACTTGCCATCGGAGCCCCACAGGTGGATCGCGCGGCCGACATCGGTCGTCTTGAACCCGTCGCCGTCGTTGATGCCGGTCGTCGAGGACGCGACGAGATTGAACGGCGTCTGGTCTGATGCGGCCCAGTGGATTGCCAGCTCGGCCATGACGCTGTCGTTGGCGTCGTCGCCGCCGCCGCCGGAGAAGGACAGGCGGTAGTAGAGGTACGCGACCTTGTTCGAGAACTCGAAAAACCGTGTCTCGGAGTTCGCCCACCCAGTCTCGCCCGTGCGGCTGTCGAGCGTCACCCACGAGCTGCCGTCGTTCGAGCCTTGGAACTCCCACGTCGTGATGAAGTCCTCATTCTGGCCGGCGTTGGTCGGGCCGGTCATCCAGTAGGCATCCGCGACGCGCGCGGTCGGCAGCTGGACCTGCACATAGCCGATCGCGACATCGTCGATCAGCACGTTGCTCGTCTTGTTACGGTCGAAGAACTCATAGGCGAACGCCGCCGCATCGTCGTTCGACACGGTGTAGCCGGCCGGCGTCGTGTTGCCGGTCATCTGCGGCGTGATGTGCCCGGTGTCCGCCGGCGTCAGCGTCGTGGCGGTCTCGTTTTCCTTGAGATAGGGGCCATTCTGCGGCGTGTAGGTCGTCAGCGTCCACGACGTCTCGCTGTTCCGGGTCAGCGTGCGAAGCTGGTAGCCTCGGCACCAGATGTAGATGACGTCCGCGGACTGGCGCACCTGCAGGTACCGCAGATCGGCCTCGAGATACGGCGTGGCTACTTCGACGGGCGTTCCGGCCACCTCGATACGCTCCGGGCCGCTGGCACCCATCACCCAGAAACGGAAATACAGGTCACCGGCCTCGATCGCGTAAACCTGTGAGATGTTGAAGCGAAAGGGGATGAACCGTGCCGCCTTACCCGCATTCTTCGCGGCCGCGCCGAAGAGCGTGCCCGGGGCGCGTGTGACGCCCCCATAGCGAAGGACGACGACGTTGCGCGCCGTCTCTAGCCCTGATTGGTAGTGCTCGGTGTCAGCACGCGCATGCAGGTACGGTGACAGCTCGCCGCGGGTCATGTTGGCGCGCAGCGTCTCGACGGTCATTAGATGCTCCGCGCGCGGATGATGTCGTGCTGCTCGACCGGCTGCGCGTCACCCTCGAAAGCGTTCGCCAGCTCTGCGGCGTCGAGCGCTTCGCGCTTCAGCTCACGCGCCCGGTCGAGGAACGACGTCTTGCGGGTGAACCGATGCGCCATGCCCTCGGCAAGCGACGCGGCGATGACCTGCGCAAAGAGCGGGTCCCACTCGCCGGGTTCCAGCTTACGCATCACCCATTCAGTGTCAAAGTCCTCCAGCAGGTTCGTGTAGACGTAGGCGCCGCGCACCTCATGAGCAATGGGCTGCCCGCCGCGTATGCCGCGGTAGGTAGGCGGGATCAGTCGCAGCGCACCGACTGGCCGCGCGTAGCGGTACCCCCAGCGTTGTGTGCCGGAAAAACTGCCGTCCTTGTTCAGCGTGGCAAACTCGAGCGAGAAGTTCCATGTGTTGGCCTGCAGGGCGACCTCGACATAGTGCTCGTAGTTGCGGTTCAGCCAGCGCGCATACGGGCTGTTCTCGGTCGTCGACGCAAGCGCGTCCTCGACGACGATGTCCATCGCGAGGTTGTAGATCGAAAGGCGGGTGTGCGAAGTCGGCATCAGGCCCTCCGCGCTACGACCAGTTTAAGCGAAGGCAGCTCGACGGGGAGCTCGACAGCTCCGACCCGCCCCGTCAGTGTCGTATCGACGTCATCCGTGTCAGTCACCACGATGTCTTGCGGCACGTCGAACGGGCGAAGAGCGATCGTCACTACCGCGCCGTCGACGCCGTAGGCGGCGCGCCAGAAACGGCCGTTGGCAAAATCCCACGCGGCGAGGGCGCCGTCGGGAACCCAACCGGGGCCGCGAGCGCGTAGGCGCTCGTTCCCGACATAGGCCGCCAGCGCCGCCCTGTTCACTTCTGCGGCTCCTGCTGGTTCCGCGCACGCACCATGGCAGCTTCGGCCATGGCCAAGGTCTGGCGGCGCGACACGGGGTCGACCGGGCGGCCGCGGCCCTTGCGCTCGGCCAGAACGTTGAACGCCGCCTCGCCGGCGGCCTTGGCCGCGTCGCGCGCGACGTCGCGCTGCTGGTGCGAGATGAACTTCGCCCGGCGGTTCAGCTCGTGGAGCGTCGGCGGCCGGGACGGGTCGAGCGGTGCCGTAACGGCGTCGACGTTGCCCGGACGGAGCTGTGCGTCCTTCTCGGCCTGCGCCTCGGCGGCCTGACGAGCCGCGATCTTGCGCTGCGCCCGGGTGACGACCGGCGCCGCCGGCTTCGGGTTGGCCCTCTGCTCGGCCAGAATTTCGTGCTTGGAAAGGCGAGCGTCCTTCTCGGCAGCGGTCTTCGCCTTCTCCTGCGCCTGCAGGCGCGCGGCCTTGCGGGCCTCGGCGGTCTTCACTTCCTGCGTGTTGGCCATCCGGCCCTCCTGTTAGCAAGGCGTGCGGCGATGCCGCCGCACGCCCCCGCCTAGAGGCGGTTATTAGCGCTCCTGCGAGGCGCCGATGTAGTCGACCGACAGCACCTTCGCGGCGGCTTCGCCGTTCTGGATGCCGAAGGACAGGGCAAGCTCCTCGTCGTCCGGCGCGGTCGTGACGGCGATCGAGCCGACACGCGAGCCGTTGACGTAGGCGCTGATGCGATCGCCGCCGTCGTAGTAGAACTCGAGCACGACATAGGTGTCGTTCGCGAGCGTGGCGACGGCAAGCGTGGTCTCGGTGCTGTCCTTCTCGGCCACGAGGTAGAGGGTGGTCGAGCCATCCAGCTTGCGGAAGTAGATGCCGTCCGACAGACCGCCGACCGGATCGGTGTCCGTGATGTAGAGGCCCGCGAAGAAGTCGCACTGCGTGGCGTCCGACAGCTTGCCGCGGAACACGAACTGCAGCTTCTTGCCGCTGACGAACTTGAACGTCTCCGCGACGGCGCCCTTGTTGCCCGCCCACTGGAAGAAGTCTTTGTCGTCGTCAGCCGCGTCGTTGGTGACGACGAGGACACCGCCGGCGAGGTTGCCGACAGCTTCGGTGGCGTCACCGGCGCCCGCTTCCGTGGTGGTGATCACCCAGTCGGCGGCCACATAGTCGTGGAAGTCGGTGAACAGGGTCGAGAAATCGCTGCGAGCGCGGTTCCAGTCGAACTTGCGAAACGTAGTCATGATGGTCTCCCGTGGGTCTTGGTAGGCTCTCGGCCTAGCAGATGTCTGGGGTTGAACTCCGTCCCGTGAACCGTTCCCGGGCCGGTTTCGCCGCCAGCCTTAGCCGACGGCGATCGGTGAACCAGCGGCCTTAGCCGTTGGTGATCAGCAGCGCCATCGGGAGCTGCTTGCGCTCCGGGTAGACGCGGTCCCAGTTGGCGGCGAGCATCAGCTCGGCGTTGGTCGGGAACTCGCCGCCGACCGTGTTCTCGGTCCACTTCACGCCGTAGGGGTGGATCGCGAACTGGCGACGGGTCCACAGCGTCTCCATGCCCTGTCTCTTA